GTAAAAGAAAAAGTTGGGAGGTATGACCTCCCGAGGGCAATTCTGGACCCACAAGATGCGTACAACGCAATTAAAACTATAACAAATGTGCAAGAAGAAGCGCAAGAAGTGTTCGGGATTCTTATCCTGAACATTAAAAACAAAATAGTCGCAGTGCATGAAATCAGCAGAGGGATTTTGAATGCTTCTATAGTCCATCCACGGGAGGTATTCAAGCCAGCAATACTTCATAATGCAGCGGCTATTATATGTTTCCACAATCACCCTAGCGGCGATCCGGAGCCCAGCAGAGATGACATTGAAATAACTAAACGGTTGGTTGAGGCTGGTAAGATATTAGGTATTGAGGTATTGGACCACATCATTGTTGGCGATGAGGGATATACTTCCCTCAAGTGTACCGACAAAACCAAAATGTCAGATTGGTTTTGAAGGAAGAGGGGTGATGTAAATGTTCACGCCCCATAAAGCGAAAGCAGCAGGGTGCTGTTTGAGCGACGGCAAGCTAACAAGAAACGAAGCTAAAATCAGAGGATGGTGCAAGATATGTAAGAGAAGGTGCCAAAAGTGAAAACCTCTTATTTTAGCAGCAAACTATGGCATGGCAAAAACGCTGTTGCAATAAGCCAGGGAATACCGGAATGGTATAAGGGTAGGGTGTATAAAGCCCTTGCCCCTTCTTGGGAGATGGTAAGGATAAAGGACACAGAGGAATATACGAGGCGTTATAGGAAGGGAGTCTTGAACAGGTTGGACCCGAAAAAGGTATATAAAGACCTGGGAGACGATGCAATCCTGCTATGCTGGGAAAAGCCCGGTGATTTCTGCCATAGAAGGTTGGTGGCGGAATGGCTGGAGGAGACGTTGGGGATAGAGGTGCCGGAGCTGGGGAATGAATTTGAGCAAATGAGACTATTTTAAGTGGGTAAATAGTTACGGGCAAGGTACCGAGAATATTACAATAAAAGCCGCGTAAGCGGCTTTTTTGTTGGAGTGTTGCAAATGTTCATTGGAGCAATAAACCAAGATGTGCGGGCTATACTCTATGAAATGGCTGAAAACTGGAGAGATAAAGAAATATACGTCGGCTGCTCAGGTAATTTCACTGTGGAGCGAGTTCTGTTTAAAGCTGGCGTTAAAAATATCCACAGCAATGACGTTTCCCTTTATAGCTGTTGTTTGGGCAGGTATCTTACCGGAGAAAAAATGAATGTTGATATATCGGACCCTGAGTATGAGTGGTTAGACCAATACATGAAAAACGAGCTTGACAGGATAGCCACTCTCTTATTATGCAGCGAAATGTTCAAATATGCCGACAGGCAAGAGCGGTATTTCAAGCGCATGTGGCAGGCATATACAGAAAACTTTGCGAAGCTGCACGAACAGACGAAAGAAAGAGTTGCAAAGGCACTTGACGGCATAAGGATAAAATCATTTTACGCTGGCGACGTTGTCGATTTTATCCAGCAGGCTCCCGATGATGCAGTTATAATAAGCTTTCCTCCGACTTATAAATCAGGGTATGAGCGGATGTATAAGAAGATTGACGAGGTTTTTACATGGGAACAGCCTGTTTATGAGATATTTGACGATAACCGGTTTTCGGAGTTCATGAGTAGCTTGCAGAAGAAGCATGCATGGGTAACCCTACGGGATAAACAGATTGCAGAACTTGAGCCATATTTGCGCGCAATTACTCAGAACGGTATGAGAAGCAAACCCGTTTATGTATACGCGCAGGAAGGACATGCAAAACTGACTATGCCAAGGCAAAAAACAGAACCGTTGAAAGTACCGAGATTTGCAGAGAGCGATGAGATTACTCCGGATTCTGTTTTAACGGCTGCAGTAATAACCCAGGGACAGATGAATTTATTGAGGAGCGAGTATCTATCGCCAAGCATTATACCGGCGCAAGCGATGGTAAATATTGCCGTTATTGTTGACGGGAAGGTTATTGGAGCTATCGCTTTCAGCGATGCAAGGTATACGGTGGCAAGCACAGATATATACATGCTGTCAGACTTCGCTGTACGGCCGACGAAATATAGCAGGCTGTCAAAGCTGGTGCTTACGGCCGCATTGTCAAAAGAAATAAAAGCATACTTAGAGCAGGTTTTCGGCAAGAGGATTTATACAATAACAACAACCGCTTTCACGGAAAAGGCTGTCAGCATGAAATACCGTGGTCTGTTTGATTTATACAGCAGAAAGGAAGGCATGCTGAATTATACGGCGGACGCGGGGAAATGGAGCTTGGGAGAGGGGTTGAAATGGTGGCTGGAGAAACACGCTCACAAATTGAAGAACTAAATAGGAAGATAGAAGAAGCAGGACAGCAATTTAAACTGGCGGTAGTTGATATAGAAGAATTATCGTTACTTGAGAAAAACGCCAGGTATATGACAAATGAACAATTCAGACGGCTGGTCAGCAATATCAAACGGGACGGAGGATTGAGCTCAGTCCCGTTTTGCTATAAGGAAGGCGATAGGTACAAAGTGCTTTCCGGCAACCATCGGGTTATGGCTGCCAGAGAAGCCGGGTTAAAGCAAGTGCTTATAATGTATACCGACAAGGAGATGACGAAGGCCGAGCAAATAGCGGTGCAGCTTTCGCATAACGCAATCGTCGGACAGGATGACCCGGTAATACTAAAGGAACTGTGGGACGAGATAAACGATGTGGACCTGAAAATGTATTCCGGTCTTGATGACAAAATACTGGATGAGCTCAAAAAGATTTCAATAGAACCACTTTCGGAAGTTAAACTGGATTACAGGACACTATCGTTTTTGTTCCTTCCTTCTGAGCTTGAGCGGGTAAAGGAAGTAATCCAGGAAGCAGTAGAGTTATGCGGCGGTGATGAAATATACGCAGCCCGCATTGAAGAATTTGACCGGATGCTGGCGGCAATCTCAAAGACCAATGCGGCACACAACATTAAAAACGCCGCAACATCGCTGATGATAATACTGGACATTTTTGAAAATCATTTGACAGACTTGGCGGAAGGTTGGACGGAAAGAGAAACAAGCGCCAGGGAATGGGTGCCGCTGGCCTCTATAATCGGCACGGAAAATATTCCGGTGGAAGCAGCTAAGATTATTCAAAGGGCAGTCCAAAAGATGATGGACAGAGGAGAAATCACGAAAAAGAATCTATGGCAAGCCTTAGAATACTGGGCTGCGGATTATTTGGCAGGTGAATAAAAATGGCTGAAATATGGGAAAAGCAAAAGAATGAAAGCAATAAGGCGTATCATATATTTTGCATATATCGGGATTTAGGACCAGACAGAAGTTTAGATAAAACACGCCAAAAACTCGGCAAACCAGCAGGATATACAAGGTGGATGCATACATGGTCAAGCAAATATGACTGGGTAACAAGGGCACAAGCATACGATGATTATATTGAGAAAAAGAAGCGGGAAGAGAAAGAAAAGGCAATCCTGGACATGGCCGAACGGCATGCAAGGTTGGCGGTGGTCTTTCAGCAAAAGATAGCTCAGCGATTGCAGGAGATTGACCCGGCGGAGTTAAGCCCGGCAGATATTGCAAGGTGGCTTGACGTGGCAACGAAACTCGAACGGCTATCAAGAGGAGAACCAACGGAGATAGGCAAGCAAGAAGTAATGTTGCCGACAATTGTGGAAGTGATAACTGATGAGGAAAATGCAGATTCGTCTTCATCCGGGTCAGAGCAGAGCGTGGAAGAGTGATGCCCGTTTTGTTGCTATGATAGCCGGAACAGGTGGGGGAAAAAGCTGGTTTGGGCCTATCTGGTTATATAGAGAAATGCAAAAACACCCAAAGGATGGTTTTCTTGTAGTATCGCCAACATACCCTATGTTTCAAAGAATTGTACTGCCACGCACTAAGGAGTTTTTGGATACAGTCACTTGTGGGGAGTACCGTGCAGGAGAAAGGATCTATTACCTACCTACCGGCGGTAAAGTATTTTTCGGAAGTGCTGATAACCCGTTCTCTCTTGAGGGTGTGCATGTTCGGGCGGCATGGCTGGATGAAGCAGGGCAAATGCGAAGAGAAGCATGGGACGTTGTCATGCGAAGGGTCGGCTTCCACAAAGGGCGGATAATACTAACAACGACACCTTACAACTTGGGTTGGCTAAAGACAGAGATTTATGACCGCTGGAAGGCAGGGGACAGAAATTATGATGTAGTGCAATTCACGAGTATCGTGAATCCTGCCTATCCAAAGGAGGAGTTTGAACGGGCAAGAGACACTCTGCCGGATTGGAAGTTCAGGATGTTCTATTTAGGGCAGTTCGCCAGACCAGAAGGATTGGTTTACCAAGAGTTTGACCCGGCGAAGCATGTCGTAGAACCGTTCAGAATACCGGATGGATGGAGAAGAATTATCGGGATTGACTTTGGCTATAACAATCCGACTGCGGCGATTTGGCTGGCGGTCAATCCGGACGGCGTGGTTTATGCGTATCGGGAATATTACCAACGAAACAAGCTGCCGCAGGAGAGCGGGCAAGAAATAAAGCGGTTAAGCCAGGACGAACGCATAGAGTTAGCAGCGTGTGACCCATCCGAACCTGCGGCGATAGAGGAGTACCGTAGGCTGGGGATACCAGCCAGGTCGGCAGACAACGCGGTGAAAGAAGGCATTGAGGCGGTTATAACGTTGATGAAGAGTAACCGCTTCTTTGTGTTTCGAGGGATGGTTAATCTCCTGGACGAAATTGAAAATTATCGTTGGGCGGCAAAGCACGAGCAATTAAAAGATGAACCGGTGAAGGAATACGATCATGCGGTTGACGCCTTGCGCTATGCTGTTATGGCGATACGCCCCAAAGTACGCAAGCCGGTGCCGAAGCCACCAGGCTGGTAAGGATGGTGATAAGATGCTAACAAGTTTAAGCTTTCTTGCTCCCGGCAAACCCTGGCCGCCGCCAACAGAAGCGGAGCGGTTGGAGAGATACGCTCAAAATAGGCTGTTGTTCGAGGGCAGACACGAGCTGGTATACAAAGACTGGATAAGGCTGCTCCGTGAGGACCAGCAAGCGACACTTGAAATGGTATTGAACTGGCACAAGCGGCTGACGCTCCTGTTTGCGGATCTGCTCCTGGGCGAGCCGCCGAGGATTACGGCCGGTGACAAGGACAGCCAAGAGCAGGAAGCCGTTGAACGCATTATTGACGATAACGGTCTTTTTAATGTGGCCTACGAGGTGGCGTTGGATGTGTCACGTTACGGTACAGGCATCTTCAAGGTACGTTATGACGGCCGAGCCATAATCGAGGGTCAGCAACCGGCGATATGGTTCCCAGTTGTGAAGCCGGACAATATCAAAGAGATTCAGGCCCATGTTTTAGCCTGGACATACGAGGAAGATACCCAAGAGCGAGGCAAGACGGTCACGAAGAAATACTTACAGACCGAGATACACGAGAAAGGTAAAATCACAACAGCAAAGTACCCGATTGAAAACAACATCATCGGTCCGGCCATAGAGTACGCAGAAACAGAAACCGGCGTTGATGAGTTTTTGGTTGTACCGGTTAACAATGTCATTACCACCGACAGAGTAACCGGTCTGGACGATTATTCCGACCTGGATAGCATAATTCAAGAGCTCGAGGTTCGCATTGCGCAGATAAGCCGCATACTTGATAAGCATGCAGACCCGAATATGTACGGGCCGGATACGGCACTGGAGCACGACCCAGCAACCGGACAATGGGGATACCGGGGGGGCGGCAAGTATTTTCCGGTTGGCCAGGGCGAACAGCCGCCGGGATACGTCACCTGGGACGGACAGCTTGAGGCAGCATTTAAGCAGATAGACCTGCTCATGGAGCAGCTATATATCTTGAGTGAAACATCTGCTGCAGCCTTTGGACAGCTCAAGTCTGGGCTTGCCGAATCAGGCACAGCACTAAGACGCTTGATGATGGCCCCGCTTGCAAAAGTTAACCGCATCCGCATGAGGTTTGACCCAGCGTTAAAAGAAGTCCTCTGGCTGGCTTCAATGCTTGAAAGGGCGCAGGGTATGGCTGGAGCTGTTGTTCTTG